AAGGGTTTCTGTTACCCAATTGATGAGTTCCTGTATAGTCTTCATCTCAATTGGGGCCCTGATACGGGAGGGAAAGCGTTCATCACGAACAAATCCGCGCTTCAAGAAACTACATTCAGATATTTTCTTGAACGGAGGTGGATCCACAAGCGTCTTATCTGAGTCAGTATAACCAATTCCATACTTAGCCAACCAATCGGAATAAGTATTTTGATTAAACCACTCAAGGACTCTACGTGTAACAGCATTCACGTGATCGTCACCAAAGGTTTCTTCTTTCACATTCTTTCTGTACGAGTCCATCGAACAATCAGCCCGAGTCGCAACTCCAAGCGCTTTGGCCTCAAAAGTCAAACAGAGGTAGCCAGTTCGTATTATCAGCGAATTGCCAAACGAATTAAGAATAGCCGTAAAAGGACAACCCGAAGGCATCCCATGGTTTTTCATAATTATGTAAACACAATACGCCGAATAAGTATGAATGACTTCATCCATAATCACTCTGCGGATCAAAGCAGCTACGGGTCCATCATTATACCAGGCATTCACTACTCGTGTAAAGTAGTCCATAACCACAGCAAAAAGAAACCCGTCGTAGTTTTTATAATCGCCATCGAAACCCACATCAGATATCGCTTCAAGCATCATAAACAACATTGTCCACTCACTACTGTCTGCATTAATGCCAACAGCATGAAACGAATGAACTCGATTGTCGATAAACGCCGCGCAAAAATCCAAAAAATATTTTCTAACAACGATCGTAAAATCTACAGGCGCCATAATGAAAGTTCTCGTATTGCCAGTACGAATCTTTTCAAGACTACGCCTCTCATCCTTCAAGCAGTTAGTCCAAATTGAGGGATATCGTTCACCCTTCGAGTAAGCGGCCAATCTAGCATTAATCTCATTTTGTAAGAGGTTACTTGCGATTCCAGCAGTACCGTCAGGAGCGATATCGAACAAATAGGCCTTGCCGCTCTCATTTGGTGGACGACTGTATACATACGGAATCCCAGGAGAGGATTTCATATCTATACGATCGTAGTGTTTAATCGGCAGACCATTAATCGCGTCTGCATCCGAGAGAACACCAACTCTCGGTCTTAAAGGCTTAAAGAGAAGAATCTCTTGCTCAAGAGATAAATAAGCCTCTTCCAATGCCTTTGGAGGCAATGGGCGGTGATATGATCCATATTTCTTAATACCATTAAGTAAAGGATCTATCGGTTCATCCATTCGGGGGTCGGTTTTGAACAACACACTTGGTTCGGTCTGATGGGGAAAAATCTGATCAAACAAAGGTGA